CCACCGACACACCTTGACAACCCATCCAGGAACACACGAATATTTTGCCAGCTTGCGGCGCGTCATGTTGTGCTGAAACTTTTCCTCTTTCAGCTCGCGCATGTAGTGCCTTCTAGCCATGGCTATGCCTCTTGTGAAAGTGGCGCAGAAAGCTAAATGTTGCGAACTCAGCGCCTTCTCTGGACTCGGCAAACCACCATGTGCATCGGTACTTGCTCATCCATGAAAAAATAGTTTGGATAGCTGCGCCTCTATTCATGCGTGACTGATATTCATTGCAACCAAGATTCCTGAAAGGTTCCTCAATAACAACCATAAAGGACTTAATGTCTAAAGATCGTTCAAGCTCATTTTCAAACCGCTGGCGTCCTGTCGAAATCGATCCCAAAAGGTCAGGCATGGATTTACGCTCAACAGCTACCATGCTTTCCATGCCCTCAATGGAGTAATCGCCGGTCTTCAATCCAGCCACCTTAACCGCAACGTTTTCATAGCGCGGGTGATCGAATTCAAAGACATGCTGTTCACGTGAGTCCGCTATCAAAATCATAGCTACTTACCTTTCAAGATTCCGATGACGTCTACCAGATCCGCGCAAAACTCAGCCATCTCTTTCGCCAGTTTCTCATGGAACTCAAGATCCGGATAGACGCGAACCTTAAACAGGCTGGGAGACATTCCGGGGAAGTAGCTAACGAAATCCCACCAATCCAGGCCGGTCACCCAGAGGCTGCCCTGGACCTGTTGAAAGTATGCGGTTGGGAGTTTGTCCTTGACGATGTATTCAACATGGGTGTGCAGGCTGGGGCATTTGACTTCAAGGCCGCCCCTAAACCTTTCAGTATCCATGTTAAACGACACCAAACCGTCAGGAGAGCACGAAACCAACTTGTGGAGGTTCTTGTAGCATAACGCCACTTCTCGGACGCTTTCTCCGGTTACGAGTTGATAGAGGCCACGCGCTTCGGCCTCCAGTTCTATACCGCGCTCCATGGCTGCGCTCGTATAGGTATCTGCTTTTTCGCCTGTCATGCGCTCACCAGCCAACTGGTAAAGGTACGCCTTACGAGTTGAAGAGCGCTTGCCCTTGCTGGTCACTATCTTGTTGAAGCAGCTTGCGGACGGTACCCCTGCTCGAGCCGAAAACCACTCAGGTGAACCTTGTTCGATATCGTCTATGATTATCATTTATGCCCCCTTCCTGATATCTTCAATCGCTGCCATGGCCGTCTTGTATTGAACTGGTGTCATCTGCTCGACTGAGACAACGCCAACCCATTTTAGGAAGTCTTCTGGCTTGATGACATACATCTTAATACGTTCCTGCATAATGGCAATTTTCTCTTCGTCGATTGCCTCGGAGCTTATACCGTCGTCGTCATCGAAAGCGGCCAATCCAGTGATAGCCAGAGCGGTGTAGCGTTCCAGGTATGTCACGGTTGAGCCAATCTGCTGGATGGAGTTCTTCTTGCCAGAGTCGTCAGGTCGTCCGCACATGGTTGTTTTCTCACTGTGTCCCAATTCGTGCGAGATAATAGCCGTAACGCAAATTTCACCATTTTCCCTGTGGTCGGTCCTCCATGACATGGAAAGTCCGTGAGATGCTAAAGATGACTTGATCTTGCTGACCACGTTTGCAAGCGTGGCATGCTTGTAGTTGGTCTGGCTGAAAGATACACGTTTGTCCTTAACTATTGTCGGCGGGTTGGCGTTAAATTTTGACATTGCCTTATCATAAGCTGCTTTAGCGATAGAGGATCGTTCCTCCTTCTGGAGCTCATACAGAACCTTCAAGCTTTCAGCATCCATCCCGCTCTGAATTGCCATTGCGATTATGTTGGGTGCCTCTGTCTGATCCACCTTCGCCATTTCCGTTTTTTGTGTTGCCAGTTCGTTGCTCATATCCATCACTCCTTTTAATTTTTCCACTGCACCCTGTGCATTCAGTCATTGACCCGTATGCCATACAAATTCCGTTCATGTTGCTTCGGCAAGTCATTGTGGGCCTATCTCATGTAGGTTGTTAGTCTTTCCAGAAGTTAGGGTAGCTCGATTCAGGGAAGATGCTTTTGCCAACCTCTTCAAGGTTGTTCGACAAGATGTCGGTGTAGTCCTTGTGAGCGCGTTTAGAAAAGGCACTCTTGAGAGCAGAGAGGGCAACCCATTCATATTTTCTAGACCGATCACGCTCTTTTTTAAGGGCTTCGTCCAAGCCTCCACACACCGCACTGATGGCCGTTGCCTTCCACTCAGGATGCTTGGCTATCGTCTTGCTTATGAGGAATCCAAATTCCAGTTCTGTCATAATTCCATCCTTATGCTGAGAACGTTTATACTCTACAACCACCACGGAGCCTGACAGCCTGTGGCTATCCATGCCGTGATGTAAATGGTCAATACGATAATCAATGTTAGCCAGAAATTTTTCATGTTAACACCCGCAAAGCCTGCGGTCTTCGTCTGCCAGGTCGTGCATGTGGTCGCGCATTTCTTTCCCTGCGTCCCAAAGCTCACTTCTGGGCACGATTTCACCATAGCTATCCTCCACACGGACCTCATCGAGACGCTTAATCTCATAATGATCATCGTCAGTACCAATGTGCAGCTGGTGCCAATGGCCTTCCAAGATTGCCCGGTCCTCTTCTTCGCTGGCGTAATCGCACGGCTGGTTAAACGACTGCATCAGATCTACACAGTCTTTAGTTGTAGCGAAGTCCTCATCGCCCTGCATGTCCTTAATAATGTACCGATACTCTTTCATTTCCATACCTCCTTTTGGCTTGTTCTGAAAATCACGATACCATAATAGGAGATAGTGTCAACACAAAAAAAAACACAAATATAAAAAAAATGTGTTGACAACTACTGCATGAAGAGTATGCTGCAAAAAACACGGAGGAAAAATGGCTAAAGAAAAAAAAGTACACATTCGCATGGATAACCCCTTTTATAAAAAGGTAAAGCAGTATGCGGCTGACAGGGGATTGACAGTATCTGAGGCGTTGCGCGGTTCTATTCGCGATTCGCTGACAATGGCAGGATACTACGACCGGCCCCAGGTGGACAGAACGCCTGGACATGGGATTATTGACGGGTAACTAGGAGAACGTTGATGAAATATCAATTAAAGGAGAACGATATGGAACAATTGCAAGCGGTAGCCGACACCCTTGATGGCTGCATGGAATACGATGAACTCAACGATATGAGCGAGGCCGCTCTCAAGCAAGCAGGAATCGTGGTCGCCTATGGTGCGTCTGACGACAACCTGGAAATGCGTGGAGCAATCAACGATGAGTTCGGTTCATGGGATGGAACTAAGCTCATGCACTTTCGCGGGGGGTTCGTTTGTGACGATGGCCTCAAAGAAATCAATCAGGCCATCAACGATTATTCCACCGGAACCGATGAGTATGAATTCATCAACCACATTGAAGCTATCTGGTGTCCGGAAGACCATCCCGACAACCCCGCTTGGCTCATCAAACCCAACTGCAAACACGCTACTTTCAAGGTCATAGCCAAAGGCGAAGAAGATCAGGTCTTTTGCCTCGGCGCAGTTTTCTACCTCGGCGACATGTGGTCGGAGGGGTAGGGAAAATGAGCCAGAGACTTGACCAAGAAAGAGAAGCGAGGCTTGAACCTGCACGCATGGCGTCTTGCTCACGCACGCTCCAGCAAATGGGGTACGCCGTTGAGACTGACGCCCAGAGCATCCGGTTCCAGCACGACGGCAACACTATCACTCTTTGGCCGTACAGCGGTTGGTTCTCTGGCAAAGGCGTCAAGGCTGGTCGCGGCTTCAAGAAGCTGCTCAAGCAAATCAGTGAATGAGAGGACAGTTTAGATGCAAGAAAAATTGGTCAAATTACAAATCCTTCTGGCTCGGATTCAATCTGTTGCCGAGAACATGCCGGACGACGATCCCAAGGTTGATAATGACGCCTGCGACATCTGGAACGCAGCTTCGACTGCCAATGGGATTATCGAGAAGATCCGTGAATCAGAGAATGGAGGGTAGTCAGGTGAAAAATAGAAATTTGCAAATCAGATTTTTGAAGGCATGCCTTCGATTGGAAGAACGTACCGGCTGCCACGTTTTCGTGGAGAGAAGCCCACACGTAGACGGCATGACAGCCCGAGTGCATGCCAAGCAATGGAAGAGCGGAGATGACGCCGAGATCACTGTAGATGCCCACTACGACAGAGACGAGGAAATCTACGGTGCTGGATATGGGAAAGAATCAATGCTCAAAGCTATCGCCAAAATCAACAGCCTTGAGGATGAGGTTTTGAAATTGCAGAAGGATACCGTTTTGCAACGTCAGAACAAAGTCAAGAAACTGGAAGCTGAACTCGCTGCATTGAAAGCGTGTGATTGATAGTAGGTTGATTATGAGAGTTGGGAGTATTTTCAGCGGTGCAGGGCTTGGAGACTTGGGCCTTACGTGGGCAGGATTCGACCATGAATGGTTCTGCGAACTCGCTGAATATCAACGCAAGGTGCTTGCCCTGCGCTGGCCGGGAGCCCCGGTCTACACGGACGTAACGGAGTTAAAAGGAAATGACTTACCCCCTGTTGACATTCTTATCGGCGGATTCCCCTGCCAAGCGTTCTCAAGCGCAGCCAGAGGGCGAAACATTGCCGAGAAAGACCGCAAGGCCGAACTCGTCCGACTCGCTGACGAAATGCGCCCTCAATGGGTTGTCGGGGAGAACGTCAAGCGAAGCCCTGTCGAATCCGTTGCCGCCGATCTGCGAGGACTTGGATACAGAACCTCAGTTTTCAATCTTGAATCTGCTCAAGTCGGGGCTGACCATCAAAGAAGCCGTTGGTGGGTTTGTGCATACGCCGACAACGAAGGCGAATTTCACTTGCCCATCAATGCAGAAGTGGCCCGGTTGTCGGAGATACGTCGCAGCTTTCGGGGCTGGCCCGATTACGCCAGAGCAGTTCGAGCATCTTCTGAATCTTCCAATCGGGTTCACAGACTTGAATGTCTCGGGAACGGCCAAGACCCTTTCGTCACCTTGGCGATTGGTAGAGCAATCCAAAAAGTAGAAACAACGTTTTCAAAATCAGGTGACTAAAATGATTATCGCCTTTTCGCAGGAGAGATATATCGGCCAGTCCTTCGGTCAACATTTGGGTCAAAGGGTTCTTTGTTCGCAAGTTTCATTGCAGCCTCAGAACTTCT